GGAACAAACCAGCGGTATTAGAAAAGCGCCGGAAACGGGAACGAAACCTGTTCCTAGCCGATGTCTAGGGCGAAAAACCCCTAATTATTGCATTATTATATATAGGACCCGATCAGTCTTTTTACCAATTTAACCTCGAGGAATACCATGGAAGGCTTTAAAAAACCTACTAAGATGCAGTGCTTTAAAGAAGGCGGCTCAGTAAAGTATGAGTCACGCAAAGAGCACAAAGAAGAAGTGTCTGCCGACATTGCACAAGACAAAAAGGTTGTCAAAAAAGCGTTTGCCATGCACGACAAACAAGAGCACCCTGGTGAAAAAACTGACCTATCAAAGCTCAAAAAGGGTGGCCGCGCTAAGAGAAGCGAGGCATCTGTACGCAAGTACAAGACTGGTGGCACTGTAGAAAACCAATACGCCGCTAAAAAGTCTGACAAAGACCTCAAGGACATCGCCAATACTAAACGCCAAAAGCCACAGATGCTTTGCGGTGGTAAGTCTGTAAGAAAATACGCCGACGGTGGTGGTGTTTTAGATAGCATCGGTAGTGCAATTGGTGGCGCAGCAACACAACTCAAGAATAATGTCATGGGAACCCCAGAACAAAACCGTATTGCCCAAGAGCAAATGGATAAAATTAAGCGTAAAAAAGCTATGCAAGCCGCTGCCGCTGCCGGTGGTTTAGGCGCCGGTGCCGGTGCTATGGCAGCACCAGCAATGCCAGCCCCTCCAGCCCCTCCAGGTGCTGGAGTCGCTCCTCCTGCAGCAGCACCATCCGCACCGGATATGTCTGACGCAATGGGCCAAGGCGCACCCTTACCAGCTCAAAAACGTGGTGGCAAGGTAAAAGGCAAGAAGTAATGCCAATCAAGTCTAAAGCACAACTAGGCGCGATGTACGCCGCGGCCGAGGGTAAGTCAACCCTCGGTATCCCTAAAAAGGTTGGTAAGGAATTTGTCAAAGCTGGCAAAACTAGGCCAAACCTTCCACAAAAAGTAACTAAGCGAGCCGCTGGCCGAGGTCGTTAACATGGCGTACTCTGGTACTACTAACCAAACCAAGATCAATGTAGATCAGCTAATTTCGTATGCTTACCGCGACGCCGGTAAGACTGCGGAAGAAATAACGCCTGAGTATATTGACGCAGCTAAACAAGCCCTTTTTTATATACTCCAAAATTTATCAAACAGGGGTGTGAATCTCTGGTTATTAGAAAATTATTTAATTGGTGCGCTTAATGCACAACAATCTATTACGCTACCAGAAGGCACAATTGATGTGCGTGAATCCAACTGGGTTTACATTACCAATTCTGGTGCTGCAGAATATTTACCAGTTTCTAACCCATATTCTTTAACGGTATTTAACCAGGACCTAGATTTAGTATCAACATCAACCGTTGGTGCAAATTACTTTGGTTTAGAATACCAAGACGCCTTGAGTGTGTTTTATGTTGGTTTTAACGGTTATAATGCTACCGGCGGTACCACAACATATAACTTTGCGTACGAGGTTAGTAATGATGGTATTACTTGGATTAAAAAAGAACAACTACCAACAACCACTTTAGCTGACCGTGAGTGGGCTTATTTTAATATTAACATCACCCCGCCGTACAAGTTTTATCGCCTGCGTGAAACAGTGACAACAACTTTCAAGGTACGTCAAATCGTATTCTCAACCAGCCAACAAGTTATCCCGTTAGCACGCCTAAACCGTGATGACTACTGGAACCTTCCCAACAAACAATTTCCAAGCACAAGATCTTTGCAGTACTGGTTTGACCGACAAATTGACCCCAAGATGTACTTGTGGCCTGTACCAAACAATGACTTCCAGATGTTCCAATTAGTCATTGAAAAAGAAATGCAAGACGTTGGCTCATTGACAAATGAGCTCTATGTGCCCAATCGTTGGATTGGTGCGGTCCAGGCTTTACTATCCCATAAGCTATCAATCCAGTTACCTGGTGTTGATCTTGCTAAGGTGCAGTACTTAGAAACACAAGCTGCTAAGTTGGAGAATGACGCCGCTCAAGAAGAGCGCGATAAATCTCCTATCTACTTCACCCCTAATATTTCATACTACACACGATGAGCGGCGCATATCAAATGACCTATGACAACCTGATTCAGGATGTCATAAACTACATGGAACGCAATGACGATGGTTTTGTTGCGCAAATTCCTAGCCTAATTGGACTAGCAGAATCTGCTATTGCTGCAGAATTAAAGACGCTGCTACAACTTACCGTGGTAGAAACCACGCTTGCAGAAAATCAAGTGGTATTGGAAAAGCCTGCGCGTTGGAGAAAAACCGTTTCCATGAAGGTAAACGGAAAACCAATCTTAATGCGCTCACAAGATTATATTGCCCAGTACCAGTCTGAATCCGACGCCGGTATTCCAAAGTACTACGGTGAGTATGATTATAACAACTGGAACTTTGCACCAAAACCTGATGCAGCATATCCAGTAGAAATTATTTATTACAGCCTTATTCAACCACTGGATACATCAAATCAACAAAACCTGTTCACGCGTGAATGCCCACAAGCCATGTTATTTGGCACATTGTTGCAGGCCCAAGGCTATTTAAAAGCCCTGGACAAGTTGCCAATCTGGAAACAGTACTACACTGAGTCCCTTGCCGCGCTTAAGAAAGAAGACAGCACACGCAAGATTGACAGAAACGTTACGATTCAGGAACCATAAAAATGACAACATTTACATCGCCGTTTACTGGCACAGTAGTACAACCAACAGACGTCTCGTACTACAAACTTAACTTTAGTGCCGATGTTGACCTTTACTGGCCGGCAGTTGTTAACCCAACACAAGTACCTGCTGCGCGTATTATGGACTGCACTCCGTCTACAACAGGACTCCATATAAATTTACCACAGGGTAATCAGGGTGCGGTTGGTTCTGATATTTTGTTCCGCAATTTTGGATCTGTTTCGTTTTCAATCGTAGATTTTTCTGGTGTTTCAAGCGTAACTGTTAACCCAGGTGAATCTAAGTATTATTATTTATCTAATAATTCCACAGAGAGTGGTGTTTGGCAAAATGTAACCTTTGGCACTGGCACATCTACCGCTGATGCTGCTACACTACAAGGCGCTGGTTTAACAACCATTAGTGGTCAGTTGGCAGTGTCTAGCAACGTTGTGGTGGTGTCTAGCTCACCAACAATTAGTGACACCAGTCGTGCGTCAACTTTTGTGTGGACCGCAGGTAACGGAACATTTACTATCCCAGCGGCCTCAACCCTTAGCGCGGGTTGGTTTATCGGTGTTAGGAACAGTGGAACAGGAACACTTTCAATATCTGGAACTGGTGCGTCAGTTATAAATGGCCTAGTAACACTCACATTAAATCCTAATGATTCAGGATATATTGTATTCCAAAAATCAACCGGCAATTTTTACACCATTGGTATTGCTACAGCATCTAACGTCACATTTACATCGGCCACGTATGACGTAGATACAATCACAGGCTCCACATACAACCTCACATCGTACGCGCCAATTATTCAGACCTATGTGTCACTATCTGGTACAAGGACAACACCATTAGCTGTTGTATTACCTGCCACAACACAGATGTACATCTTTGTGAACAACGCCGGAGCAGGCGCGTACTCAATCTCATTTAATGTATCTGGTAGCTCTTCCCCCCCTATTACATTAGGCACAGGCGAGGTTGTTACCGTTCTTAGCGATGGTAACTCCTTGTTTGCGCTAACCCAGTCATCAACAGGTTTGTTTTATGCTATAAGTGGATCTGCCGGCGCACCACCATACACATTTTCGTCTAACACCACTACAGGTATGTACTTAGTGGGTACCAGTATCCTTGGACTTACAGCAAACTCTACACTGATGCTAAAACTTGATAACTCCAATACCTTGGCTCCGGTCTTAACAACCCCAGCGCGTATCGCAGCTGGCTCAATTGCCGGCGGTACGTTTTAATGGCTGGAGAAAACCCGGTCTCAGATCAGTACAATCTCGTTTATACCCTAGCAGTTCAGCCAGGTATTAAGCGAGATGGTACCACATTTGAATCACGTGAATTTAGTGATGGTGTATGGTGCCGTTTTCAACGAGGTGTCCCAAAGAAAATGGGAGGCTACAGGGAGCTTTTTACCACGTTTAATGGTATCCCTAGGGGAATGGTTTCTAACGCCTACAACGGCGTTAATTACGTGTTTGTGGGCAATCAAAACGGTATTGATGTCTTTACAACTGGGACATCTTTAGGCGCCGGTGCGGGTCCTTTTGCTGCTATCATTGAACCTGGCTATTTTAAAATGTCAGTGGCGTCAAATACTACCATAAACTTTGTAATTTCAGATCCGACAATAGACTATACTGCAGCATATCCGGCAGGTACTAAAGTTATTTTTAATGGTAGTACAACAACTACATACACAGTTTCAAGTTCATCTCACGTTGGAACTAACACAACAGTAGTGTTCTCACCTGCACTCCCAGGTGGAACAACAGTAAGCACCGTATCTATTTATAATACATACTTTAAAGCAGACTCACGCCTCTTATGGCAGTTTGATCTTCAATATAGTCCATTGGGCGGCGCATTAAAAATTATTGCACACCCAGGCTTAAACCTAAATAATATTGATAATGGTGTAACATCACAAGTTTTGGTAGGTGATATCTTACCTAATGCGTCACAACAATGGACGTTCACCGGTCTAGTAGATAGCGGCGGTCAAAATCCAACATACAAACCTATTTCAGTAGACGGCGGCGTCTGTGTGTTGTATCCGTATTTATTTGCGTATGGATCAAACGGATTAATTACAAATAACAACGTTTCTTCGACGTACAACCAACAAACATTAAACGACTGGAATGGTGCGACAGCTAACCAGGTTAACATGTCGTCTAGTAAGATTGTTAAAGGCACACCAGTTCGTGGTGGCACTAATTCACCATCGGGAATATTCTGGGCGCTTGATAGTTTAATTCGCGTATCATTTACGGGTCAATCGCCGTTGTATTGGCGCTATGATATTGTTTCTAGCCAAATCTCTATCATGTCTTCATCTTCCGTGGTCGAGATGGATGGCATCTTTTATTGGCTTGGTATTGACCGCTTCTACCAGTACAATGGTAGTGTGAGCGTTGTGCCTAATGACAAGAATATTAATTGGCTCTTTGACAACGTAAACTATGAGCAACGCCAAAAAGTATGGGCCACAAAGGTTCCGCGCTTTAATGAGATTTGGTTCTTTTATCCCCGTGGCGCTGAGACAGAATGCGCAGACGCAATTATCTATAACGTAAAAGATAAGATATGGTACGACGCGGGTTCTGCAACCGGTGCGCGTAGGTCTTGTGGTTATACAACAGAAGTTTTACCGACACCGATATGGGCTAGTTGGGAATACAATGTAACCTATAGCCAGCCGGCAACAATTAGGGCAACACCAACAGGCCAGCCAGCGCCAACAACATCACAGATCTATGTTTCTGGGGATGCTTCTTCCTTGTTCGGTCCTGGAAGCCATTTAACATTTTCCAGGTCAGATATTACATCACCAATCTATTTAGTTACCGGGAGCACATTTGTTTTCAATTCCACAATTGGTGGTTCTGGGGCAACTCTTATAACCGTGTCCAAAGTTATTTCACCATACCCGTCTATTGGTAATAACGTGTACAATATCTTTGGTGGGTATTCTTTATGGCAGCATGAGTTTGGTACAAACGTGGTATCTTTTACCTCAGAAGCGGCCCTAACATCGAGCTTTACTACCTGCGATATTAGCTGGGTTGGAGGAACTCCTTCAGGAGATACACCATCAGGCCCAAATAGGCGCGTTCACTTGCGTCGTATCGAGCCAGATTTTGTGCAAAACGGTGAACTTACGCTCGACATCTTAGGCCGTAAATTTGCCCGTGGAGACACAGAAAATTCAGGCCCATTTGCCTTTGGACCGGATACAGGAAAAATAGACCTGCGCAATGAACACCGTGAACTAAGGCTCCAATTTACCTCTAACACCATTAATGGTGATTATGAGATGGGCCGTTTACTGTTGACCATTGAGTACGGCGACGAGCGTCCATGAGCATTGAACAGTTTTTTCCATGCCTCCCAGATTATAGTAGCTGGGAGGACTGGAACGGTAACCTTATTATGTTTTATGCCGAAGAGGCAATTCCGTACATGCCGGAAGATCAATGGCAGGTCACAGCCAACAATGTGTCCCAACTCCCCACCTTTCAATCCTACCCCGTTCCAGACCCCGCAGGCTTTGAGGCCTGGCAAGATTGGGCCCTGGCATTTACCCAGATTATTAATGGTCCTAGCCGCTAGTTAGGGCGATTGTTGCATTATTCTTGCATTATTATATATAGAAGCAACCACTTAAAAGGACATCAAATGCACGGTCAACAAACAATCAAGTACCTCAATGACAAAGCTGTTGCGGACGTCATCTTGGCTAAAAAACCGGCTATGGAATTAAGCCCAAAACAGGCCACAGATTTTCAAGAAGCCCTGGTAAAAAAAGCACAAGAAAACGCTACTAAGTAATCCTTAGTAATGTCTCAAAAGCACAAGCACAAAAAACATGGTGAGTTTACTCACGAACAGTTAGAGAGCTTTACCCATAAAGCCCTCAAAGAACTCACGCCCTATGAGAT